CGTACATCAGCTTCGCGCCCGACAAGTTCGGCGAGCTCGTGGACTCGATCACCAACTTGCCGTATCGAAGCGCCGCCCCGCTGATGCAATTCCTGCAAGAGCATGGCCGCGCGACATTCGAGGACCAGCTCGCCAGGATCGTTCCGGACGTCCCCGAGGATCCCCCCGCCAACCCGCCGATTGACCCACCGAACGAAGGAGGTGCATGATGCCCGGCGAGAGATCAGACCAGCCAAGCCGGGTGTCGACCCAAGACATCCCCCGTGCTCCCGACGAGCATGTGACTACCTCCGACCTGTACCCAGGTCGTGACGGTCCAAGGCTACCAGGCGAATCCGCTCCCTCCACCGCCGCCGCCGCTCCCGATGAGGAGCAGAGCGCAGACGACCAACCAGGCCCGGCACCTGGCGACGACGAGCCACAAAGGCGCCGCCGTCACCGCGATCGCCCCGCAGAACGCAAAGCAGCCCGGCTCAAGTCGGAGCTCGAAGCGGCTCGGGCGCAAGTAGCGGACCAGGAGGTACGGCTGGCAGACCTCGAGGCGCTCGTAAAGGCCAAGATCCCGCCACCCGCTCCAGCGAAAGAACCACTGCCCGCGGATTTTCCCGGCGACCGTTCGGCCTACAACCAAGCGTTGGCTAAATGGGATTCCGAGAAGAACGCACCAGCAGCTCTGCAGCCGAGAGCCACCCGAACGCCTGCACCCGCACCACCGCCCCGACCGGCCAATGCGCCGACTGACGACGCCATCGCGAAGTTCCAGAAGGAAGCGGCCAAGGTGTTGGGGGCCGATCGGTTAGCGGACCTCCAGGAAGTCGAGAACGTCAGGATCGACGATGTGATGTCGGCGTTCATTCTCGAAGGCGGTGAGCCGGGCATCAAAGCCTACGCGCACCTGCTCGACAACCCGGAAGAAAGCGTGCGGATCGACAAGATGGGGCTGGTGGCTAAGACCAAGGCCATGCAGAAGCTCATCGACCAGGCCAAGACCGGCGCATTTGACGATGGTGACGAGATCGAGTCCGAGCCGCTGTTCGATTCAGGATCGGGCGACGACGACTACGAGGACACCACGCCGCCGCCGGCCAGGAATACGAGGGAGACGCGGGCACCAACCCCGCCGAGCGACACGCGACCGCGTGGTAACGCGCCAGTCGCGAGGAAGCTCGAGACGTTGAAGATGGACGACTACGCGCAGGTGCGACGGCAGGAAATCCTGCGGCGCACGGGAAAGAGTTATTAATCGGGGCTGACCATCATGTCGGTCCCACACGGAGACCGACATGGTTCAAACGCTAATCACCCCGAGCATCATTGCGAAGGAATCGTTGTTCCAGCTTGAGAACAACGTGGTCATGGGCCAGCTGGTCCATCGGAAGTACAAAAACGAGTTTGTGAAGATCGGCGACACCGTCACGATCCGCAAGCCGGTCAAGTTCGTGGCGTCCAACGGCGCGACTCGCGTCAACCAGGACGTCGTTGAGACGACCACTTCGATCGTCATCAACAACCGGAAACACGTTTCGTGGGGCTTCTCGACTCAGGATCTCACCCTGACGATCGAGGAGTACTCCGAGCGGTACATCAAGCCGGCGATGATCGTTCTCGCGAACACCATCGACGCGGCCCTGCTCCTCGAGGCGAAAAACAACTTCCCCAACATCGTCGGAACCCCCGGCACCACGCCCGCGACCTTCCTCTCGCTCGCGAACGTCGGCCAGCGCATGGACGACATTCCGGTGCCAGACGACGGAATGCGCAAGCTGGTCATCAACCCGGCGGCTCGATGGGCGCTGGCGAACGGCCTGGGCGGCACGGGATCGGGCGGTATCTTCAACGCCGACATCGTTCACAGCATGGTGCGCAAGGGCCAGCTCGGCGAGCTCGCGAACATCATGATCTACGGCGACCAGAACGTGCAGACGCACCTCACCGGGACGTACTCCGGCGCGCCGATCCTGAACAACGCCGGCTTCGTCAACGGCACGGCGGTCGTTGCGATCACCGGCATGACGGGCTCGGTGTCGAACGTGCTCAACCTGGGCGACATCATCACCCTGGCCGGCGTGTTCGCGGTCAACGACATCAGCAAGGCGTCGACGGGCGTGCTCAAGCAGTTCATGGTCGTCTCGACCCCGAACAACACGACCGCCGGCGCGGTGACGATCACGGTATCGCCCGCATTGAACGACGGTTCCACGGCGTCGACGGCGGCGTACAAGAACGTGTCGGCACTGCCCGCGAACGGCGCGGTCATCACCATCTTCGGTACGTCGGCGGTGACGTATGCGCGCAACCAGGCGTTCCACGAGAACGCGCTGGCGCTCGTTACGGTGCCCCTCGAGCTGCCGGATTCGGCGGTGTTCAAGGCGCGTGCCGACTGGCGCGGCTACTCGATCCGGGTCATCAAGGACTACGACATCGACCTCGACATCGAGGTAATCCGGCTCGACATTCTGTTCGGAACCAAGGCGATCTACCCCGAGCTGGGCGTGCAGCTCACCGGCTGACGTGGGAAATATCCTGATAGGATTGTCGGCGCCCGACCTGGGCGTCGACAACCCACAGGAGCTCGTCATGCCAGAACAAGAATCGCAGCCGCGTCAGTGGCTCTACTCTCCCGACTGCCCCGAAGGCAGGATCTACGAAGGCGCGGAAGCCATCGCCGCAGCCGAAGCAGATGGATGGGTGAGGTTCCCCGCCGGTCATCCCGACGCGCCCAAGGCGCCGGAGCCGAAGGCAAAAGGTGGCAAGGGGAAAGCCGCCAGTGACAACAGCGAATGAACTGATCGCCCGAGCCCTACGGCTCATCAATGTTCCAGGACGCGGGGCCAGCCTCGCGCCCGAGGATCTTTCCAACGCGCTCCTGGCTCTCCAGGAGCTCCTCGATTCTGAAGCGGTCTCCAAGCAATTCGTCCCCGGCATTCGCCGGCACTTCTTCACACTGAGCGCGGCCAAGGCGATCTACAGCTACGGTGCCGGCTCGCAATTCGACCTTCGCAGCGATGATTTCGGCAACTTCGTCGGTGACCCCGCACCGATCCAGCTCGAAAGCGGATTCGTGCGCCAGGGCTCGACGATCACCAACAATGAACAGGTCAACAACTACCGCTTCGGCAACGTCGGCACCTGGATTCTCACGGGCGGCATGGCGATCTCCAACAACGTCATTGCCGCGACGCTGGCCGTCGGCACCGGCACGGTCGCGGTTCCCAACGTCGACCTCACCGGCGCCACGACGTATACGCTGCGGATCCGCGCGGTCGTCACCGCCGGCATCGTCACCATCGCGCTGCGCAACAACGCCGCGGCATTCATCACCTACTCGCTCGACGCGAGCGGCGACTACCAGTTCGACATTGTCTGGCCGGCGGGCACCGTGCCGACCATCCTGGTCACGAGCGCCATCACCACCGACTTCTCGATCTCGACGCTGTCGCTTATCAAGCGTGGCCTCGAGCGTCTGGCGTTGCCGGACGGCCAAGGCACCGACTATCCGCTGGTGCCGATCTCTCAGGTCGACTACAACCGCCTGGGCATCAAAGGGGCCGGCTCGCTCGCAGCACGTCCCTACCGATACCTGTACACGCGCAGCGCGGGCTCGGCCGGCGACCTTCGGTTCGATCAAACGCCAACTGCCGGCGACATCCTGGCGTTCGACGTCCTGGTCAACACTGTCCAGGTGTCGCAGCCGTCCGACACGATCGGGCTCAACCCAGAGGCCATGAAGTGGTTGCGCTATGCGCTCGCAGACAACGTCTCGGGTGAGTACGGCAAGTCACTCGACGCGCGCCAGCTCAAGATCCTCGAGGACGCCTGGAGCCAGCTCGCTACCAGTAATCGTCGTATCAACACTCTCGGCGTCGATGCCGGGCTCTTGCGCCGTGGGCGGTGGAGTATCAACACCGGGGAGTTTCGCTAAATGTCACTGAACAACATCATTCGACCGTCATCGCAGGTTCAGACCAGCCAAGGCGCACCGCTGGCCGGCGGGCTCATCTACCTGTACGAGCCGGGCACCACGACGTTCATCTCGAGTTACAAGGACTCCGGCCTGGTCACGCCCAACGTGTCGCCGGTGCCGCTGTCCAGCTCGGGCCGCGCGAACGTCTGGATCACGCGCAACTGCGATATGTTCATCACTGATCGCAATGGCAATAACGTGCTCCAGGAGCTCAGTGCCAACCCTGACCAGCTCGGCGTCGACGTCAGCGGCGGCCTGGTGCCGAACGGCAGCTTCGAGCTCGATACGGACGCCGACACCATCCCAGACGGCTGGACCTTGACGAGCTCGGCCGGTGCGACCAACGCACGCGACAACACGACGTCGACCGACGGCGCCTGGTCCGAACGGTTCACGAGCTCGGGTGTAGGCGGCGGGACGCTGACGACGACCGACTTCTTCCCCGTCACCGACCTGACCAACCTGCAGGTATCGTTCGACATCAAGGGGTCGGTGCTCGGGCCGAACAACCGCGTTCGCGTCGAGTGGTATGACATCAGCTTCGTGTCGATCTCGAACACCGACGCCTACAACGCCACCAACACCCCGACGACCTTCACCAACTTTGCGCTGTCGGTGGTGCCTCCGGCCAACGCGCGCTTCGCCAAGCTCAAGCTCATCGGGATCGACCCATCGGTGCCCTTCGCGGCGTCGACCTGGTTCGATCGAATCAGCGTGTTCTATCCAGCCGTCGTGTCCGGGGTGTTCAACAACATCACGATCACCGGCAACTCGATCATCAGCACCAACACCAACGGTGCGATCAACATTGTTCCCAACGGCACCGGCACGGTGCGCGAGGGGACCGGCTCGATTGAGTGGCCGAAGTACTCGGCCGACGCGCTTGGAACTGTGGCGCGCTTCGAGAAATCGCGCAGCGCGGTCGATGGCACCCAGACGATTGTGGTTGCCCAGGACGAGCTCGGCACGCTCAAGTGGCAGGGTTCGGACGGCACCGCCTTCCGCGATGCGGCGTCGATCGCCGGCGCGGTCGACGGCACACCCGGCGCCAACGATATGCCAGGCCGTCTGGTATTCAGCACCTCATTCGACGGCACGATCACGCCCGGCGAGGTTATGCGCGTAACGAATGCCGGCACGCTGGACCTGACAGAGCGCAGCGTGGCCTACGCGACGCCGTTGGGGACGACGAACCACCTACTCAACTTGCAAGGCACCGGCGCCGTGAACTCGGTGTCGATGCAGATCGCGCGATATGTGGCGAGCCCCAACGGCCCGAGCTTCGCCCTGGCTCATAGCCGCGGCGCGACGCTTGGCTCGAATGTCGCGGTGGTTGACGCCGACGTTCTTGGTTCGATTTTCTTCCGCGGGTGGGACGGTACGACCACAAGTCCGCTCAGTCATCTCGCCTTAGTGGGCGAAGTCGATGGAACCCCCGCAGTCGGTAGCCGTCCAGGGCGTTTGAACATTCAAACAACCCCGTCTGGCGCAACTTTGCCCGTCACGAAGATCCGTATTTCCGCGAACGGCCAGGTCGCATTCATGGCGAACGGCGCGACCTACAACCAGGTTCCGTTGACGATCGGCGGCTCCAACCCGGCGACGGTCTGGCAAGGCATCGCCGGCAAGGTCAGCATCTCGGTCGATCAGTACACCGCCGATGCCGTGGCTGGCGCGGTGGTATTGCGCAAGACCCGCGGCGCGAGCATGAACGCCTACACCGTCGTCTCGAGCGCCGACTCGCTTGGTAGTCTCCAATGGTTCGGCGGCGACGGCACGGGCTTCACTCAGGCGGCCGACATCAGCGTGTTTGTCGACGCAGGCGCCGGTCTCAACGACATGCCGGGGCGCATGGTGTTCAGCACCACCGCTGACGCGGGCTCGACACCGCTCGAACGGCTGCGGATCGACAGCACCGGCATCATGTCGTTGACGAGCAGCGGCGCGACCTACGCAGTGCCGGCGTCACTGTTTGCGGTGTTCCCCAAGGTCGCTATCCAGGGGCCGGGTGTTCAGTACGTCGTCATCGACTCCTTCTCGAACAGCTCGGGATCGTATCTCGCGCTGCGACAGAGCAAGAGCGTCACCAACGGCGCGCACACGATTGTTGTGAGCGGCGACGCCGTTGGCGGAATTGAGTTTCAAGGCTCAGACGGGTCGACCTTCCGCGCCCTGGCTCGCATTGAAGCCAACGTCGACGGAACGCCAGGTGCGAGCGACATGCCCGGCCGGCTGGCGTTCTGGACAACGCTCGACGGAACCTCCACCGCGCTCGAGCGGATGCGCGTGTCCAATAACGGCCAGGTGACGATCACCGGCGGCGGCGGCACTTACGCCGCTCCACCCAACGTCGGCGCCAACGCGCCCTTCTTGGTGATTCAGGGCACCGCAAACGTCACGCAGACGGTCGACGTGTACTCAGCTTCGCAGAACTCGTCGATCGCGCTGCGGCGATCGCGGAACGCGACGATCGGCGGGCAGACGATCGTGGCGAACAACGACGCGATCGGAGCGATCGAGTTTCACGGCAGCAACGGGTCGACGTTTGACATCGGCGCGCAGATTTACGCGAACGTCGACGGCACCCCTGGCGCGTCGAACGACATGCCGATGCGGCTCGGGTTCTTCACGGCGCCAGATGCGACCGCCAGCCCCGTCGAGCACATGCGGATCAAGGCCGACGGCCAGGTAAGTATCTGGGAGACCGGCCAGGCAGTCCTGCGCAACGCAAAGATGATCGCGCCGCGCAGCGGAGCCAACCAGACGCTCGGCAACCTCGACATCTTCGGCTACATGACCAACACGCAGACGTCGAGCATCACAACGTTTGCAGACATCACCGACCTTTCCGGTATTTCCAACCTGGAGGTGAACACCAACTACGCATTCGAGGCGTACCTCGAGGTGAACGCGAGCAGCACCGGCGGCGCCAAGTTCGCGTTCACGTTCACGCAGACGCCGATCGGCTCCGGCTATGTGTGCGAATTTTCCGGGGCTGTCGTGACCACCACGGTGACGCAACAGACGATGGTCACAGCCGCCGCGATCGCCTCGTCAGGCTCCGGTATCTTCGGCGTTCGGCTCCGTGGTCGCTTCAAGACCCACGCGACGATCGCAACCACGCTCGCTCTGCAGTTTGCGCAAAACACCGCCGTTGGAACCTCGACGATCCAGATCGGCGCAAACATTGTCATCACCAAGCTGGGCGTCTAATGGCCTCGAAGCGGATCCAAATCCCGTTTGTCGGCCAGCAAGCCGTCAGTCGATCGGTCATCGTCAACAACCAGGCGACCGTCAACTTCATGCAGGCGGTCAAAGGCCAGGGCGCGAAGGCGCCGGTGGTGCTCGAGTCGGCGCCTGGGCTGGTCTCGCTTGCCGCGCTTGGCGATGGGCCGATCCGCACCGGGCAGATGGTTGCGTCGAAGATCCGTGTTGGCGCGCTCGCCAACGAGCTCTACGGCGTCTATGGCACGAAGCTGATGGCGCAGACGACATCGTCCGGCAATATCACGATCGGCACGCTCAACGCCAACCCCGGCCGGGTCCGAATTGCGCGCGGCCGCAACTACGTCGCCCTGGTCGATGGCGCCGACGGCTACTACTTCAACGGCACGACCTTCGGGCAGATCACCGACCTGGATTTCCCCGGTAACACCGGCGCCGGCTCGCCGACGTTCATCCTGTACCTCGACGGCTTTTTCATCGTCAACGATGCGCTGACGGACAACTTCTACATCAGCGGGCTCGAGAATCCGACGGTATGGAACGCGCTCGACTTCGAGGCCGCGAGCGTTGCGCCCGACAACGCCCTGGCGATCGCCGAGTCGAACTCGCTGCTATGGATCTTCGGCGACGAGACCGCGCAGGCGTACTACAACTCGGGCAATGCCGACTTCCCCTATACGATCGTGCTGAACGCGACCCAGGAGGTGGGCGTGTTGGCGCCGCAGAGCATGGCGAGCTCGGACGAGGGGATCTTCTATCTGGCGACAACGCCGGAGGGCGGGCGCTTCGTGTATCAGATCAAGGGCCAGTCGGGGCGCGTCGTCACCCAGGACGAGCAAGAGGACTTCTTGAGCACCGTGATCGACCCGACCACCGCTTACGGGTTCATCTACAAGCAGGCCGGCAAGTCGTTCTACGTTCTGCAGCTCGGGGCCACCGAGGGGACCAACGCGCGCACCAGCTCAACCCTGCTCTACAACATCAAGGCGCAGGCGTGGGAGACGCGCGAACTCATCGACGGCACCGCCTGGCGCGCCGGCGGTCACGGCATCCTCGACAATCGAAACATCGTCGGATCGCGGTTGCAGGGACTCAACCTCGAGCTCGACCTCAACGAATACCAGGACGCCGGCCAGGTGATGATCCGCCGCCGGCGCTGCCAGCTCATCCATCAGAACAACCAGCTGATGGACTTCTGGAGCCTCATCGTCGACGTCCAGGGCGGCGTCGGCACGATGGTCGCGGCTGGCGCCAATCCGCAGCTCAAGATGCGCTACTCCGACGACGGCGGGCAGACCTGGTCGAACTGGCAGATCGAGGAGGTCGGCCTCATCGGCCAGACGATGAAGCGGTGCCAGTGGGACCAGCTCGGAATCGGCCGCAACCGCGTTTTCGAGATTGAGCTGTCCGAGGCGGTGAACCTGACGATCACCGGCGCTTACGTCGAAGTCTCGATGCTGGGCGACTGATATGCCGACCATCGAGCCTTACCGCGACACGATGCTCCCGGATCGGTTTCACCGCTGGCTCGAGGTGTTGCGCATTCGACTCGCCCCGGTCCCCGAGTTCGTCCAGGGCGCCGGCACTCCCGAAGGCGTGGTTTTCGCGAGCAAAGGGACGCGCTATTTCAACACCACGGGCGGCGCCGGCACATTGCTGTACGTCAAGAACAGCGCGGCGGCGCTGAACACCGGGTGGGTGGCTTATGGATGATTGCGCTACACTCGCGCCCGTATCAGGGGGCCGCGACATGGATCTCACCGTCACCGGCGCCAAGGCGCTCACTCCGGCCGAGCTGCGCTCGAAGATCGTGGCGTGGGAGAACTTCGCGAAGAAGCAGCCCCAGGTCGAGATTCCAGTCACGCAATACTTCTCGCACGGCGTCTACCTGCGCCAGATCAACATCCCGGCCGGAACGATAATGACCGGCAAGATCCATAAGCATCGAGCCATGAGCATCGTCTTGAGCGGCGTCATGGAAGTGGTGACAGACGAAGGGCCGCGCGTCGTGAAAGGCCCGTTCGTGTTCGAGTCGCCCGCCGGCGTCAAGCGTGCCGGCATCGCGCTCACCGATTGCGTATGGATCACCGCACACCCTTACGACGGTCCTGAGCTCGACGAGGCCGCGATGTGCGACATCTACTGCGTCGACACCTACGAGCAGCTCGAGACCTTTCAGCGAGCCCAACTGGAGCACCAACCATGAGTGGAGTCGCAACCGCGATCGCCGGCGCCGCGATAGTCGGCGGCGTCGTTTCGGCGTACTCGGCAAAGTCAGCATCGGACGCGGCCGGTAAGGGCGCGAGCCAAGCTGCCGGCGCCGAGCTCGAGGCGACGAGAATGCAGATCGCCGAGATCCAGCGTCAGTACGACTATCAGCAGAAGGTGTTGCTGCCGCAAATCCAGCAGCAGTACAACGCACAGCGCGCCTACTCGGACCTGCTTGGCATCAAAGGCCCGGACACCACCTACTTCGACCCGAACGGTGGCAGCGGCGCGATCGGCCCACCGCCCGGCTCACCTGGTGGAATGAACGGTCCGTTGCCGGCCAGCGGCGGCGCGCCAGCCGTCGATCCGCGCGAGGCTGAGATCCAGGCGCGCATGAAAGAGCTCAACGCAACCCTCATCAGAGGTGGCTCCGGCGGCGCCGGAACGCAAGAGCGTATGCGCCAGGCGCAAGCGGAGCTCAACGCTCTGACTGGCGAGCTGCAGCAGCTCCAGGCGACGCGCAAGGCGAACACGCCCGGCGCCGAAGCGCGCATGGGTCCAGCAGGCAGCTCTGGCATGAGCTCGCGCGTGGGGCCGAACGGCTTCGTGGATCCGAACCTCGACCCGACCAAGCTGGCAGATACCTCGACCTACCAGGCCACCGTCCGGGGCAACCTCCTCGCCGGCACGACGCCGGAGGCCGACCCATACCGCAACTACATCAACTCCAACAGGATCGCCGCGCCGAACGCTGCGGACTCGACGATGGTTCGGCACACCGGCGCCGACACGATGATGGGGCGCCGCGGGTGGGATTCGCTGGAGGCGCGCCGCGCCGGCGACAGTCTCTCGTTGGCTCGAGGCGGCGATCGGATCGCGAACGGCGCAGCCGGCATCGGCGTCTACGGTGACACGTTCCAGGCGTCGCCGGGCTATGCGTGGACCAAAGAGGAGATGCAGCGCGAGATCGACCGCAAGAACAGCGCCGGCGGTAATTACGGGGGGCGGGCGTTGATGGAAGCGGAGCGCCGCGCGTCCGGGATCGCCAACACCGAATACTACAATTGGGCCGCTGGCCGCACGTCAGACTTGCAGCGCAGGGGCGCCGCTGAGGCCGCGGACATCGGCCGGCTCGACACCTTCGCCGGCACTGACATCGCGCGCCGCGACAGCTTCGCCGGCACGGACGTCGGCCGGCTCGACACGTTCTCCGGCACCGATCTATCGCGAGGCGACACCGCTTACCAGGGGTGGGAGAACCAGCGCATCGCCGACGTCGGTCGTGGCGACGAGGCATACCAGAACTACCTCGCGCGCAGGGGTGGCGACGTCACGCGACTGGACTCCGCGGCGCAAGCTCAAGATCGCCTCACGGCGGCGGATCTCGCGCGCAAGGACCAGGGTTACTACAACTACCTGCAGAACGTGAAGGACATGGCCGGCTTTGGTGGTGGACCGGCCGCGACGGCCATCAACGCCAGCGAACGCGCCGGTAGCTCCGTCGCCAACGCCTACGGCGCGGAGGGCAGCACGCTCGCGAACATCTACGGCGACCTGGGCACGTCGAACGCGAACCTCAAGTACGCCGAGGGCGCCAACATCAACAACGCGCTGGTGTCGGGCGCGAGCAACTACGCGACCTACAAGGCGTCGCTCACGCCGAAAGTCGCCCCCGTCACCCGGTAGGAGTCGCCATGTCCGTCGTCACGCCAAACGCTCAATTCCGCACGCTGAACTACGGCCAGGCGGTCCAGGCCGGGCAGCAGATCAGCTACAACCGGCTCCGCAACGAAACGATCGGCATGGAGAACGAAAAGGCCCAGGACATGCTGCGCAAACGCAAGCAGGCCGAGGAGATCCGCTCGCACTTCGACAAGATGCCGGAGCAGATCGACGCGCTGGAAAAGGCGAAGTTGTTCGACGAGGCCGATAAGCTGCGCGACACCTTCATCAAAACGCGCAAGGCCGAGGTCGAGGTCATCGGTGCGATGCGCAAGGGCATCAACAAAGAGAACTACAAGGACGTTCGTTCACAGATGCTCCAGAGCGGCATGATTACGCCTGGCATGTGGCCCGAGGAGTACGACGACAAGTGGTTCATCGACCAGGAGAAAACGAAAAAGGCGACGATCACCTCGTACACGCGCCACTGGACGCAGCAGGGATCGACCGGCGTCTGGTCGCAGGACGTTGAGCAGCAGGGCGGCGACATCAAGAGAGAGGGCGCTCCATACCAGGATCCGAAGCTCCAGGGGGGTTACGGCAAAGGCAAGGGCGCGGGCAGCGACGCGACCAAAGCGGCCGACTCAAACTCGATCCGCGCGGGCGTCGCGCAGTACTACGGCGGCACCTACGATCCGCAAACCGGACGGTTCAGCGGGCTCGACAAGACGCTCACGACCAAGGTGCTCGAGGCGAGCGCCGAAGCGGAAAACATCTATGAGCAGAGCGACCGCAAAATCGGCCATGACGTCGCCATCGCCCGCGCGCTGCGCAAGTACGGCCATGTTGTGAAAGACCCCGAGGATCCGACGGCCAACGACCCGGCGCGCATTCGCAAACCGAAGAAGTAGCCCATGCCCTCGACCGCGCTGAAGGACTTCCGGGAGCAATACCCGCAATACAGCGACCTCTCGGACGACGAGCTCGCCGCGGCGCTGCACGAGAAGTACTACTCGGACATTCCGCCGGCCGAATATCGCGAAGCGATGGGCCTTCCGCCGCCGCCGCCGCCGCCCCCCGAGCCCACCTTCTGGGAGCGCGTCCAAAATCACTTCAAGGACAATTCCGCCAAGGCGCCCGATCCGCTATCAGACAAGCCGGCGCCGACGAATCCGATCAGCGAGTTCGATGACCAGCCAACCAGCGAGGCGAGCGTCAAGCAGGCTGTAAAGCAGCAACAGCAGGCCGAGGAGGGGCCGGACCTGACGGACCAGTGGAATACGAAGCTCGAGCCCGCTCAGGAAGCCGCCTATCAGAAGTGGCTCAAGACCATGCCGAAGCTCGCGCAGAACACTTGGGACTACGACATGCGCGGAGCGTTCAAGGCCGGCGTGAGCCCCGACCCCGAAACGCAACACTTCCCCGATCGCTTCAAGAAGCCGAACCACCCGACGTTCAGCAACCAGTCGATGTACTCCTTCGACGATCACATCGGTGGCACCTGGGAAGGCGAGAAGTTCGTCCCGCCAGGGGAGGAACAGAAGCCGCGCAAGGCCGGCGCTTCGCTGATGGATCAGTTCTTTGCCGGGTGGGATGAGTACCGGACGAACCGGGCGAATGCCGCCGCGTTCAAGGCGGTTGAGGACAATCAGCGTCTCGACGGGGTGGCGCGCGGTGAGTTCGTCGACAACTCGCAGCTCACCGACGATTCGCCCGTGGGCCAGCAGCTCAAGCGCCAGCGCAATATCCGCGCGCAGGCTGGCGACCTGCAGGCGCAGGCAGACATCGAGAAGGAGGTTCGCGAGGGTCGCGCGAGATATACCGCGATCCTGCAGGAAGCTCTCGACCGATCCAAAACCCTCAGCGATCGCACCCAGAACGTCCCCTACTCGACGGACTCGCAGGACTTCGTCAACGCCAAGACGATTGGCAAGACCTTCGACGCGCTCAAGGTCGATCCGGTGGGCATCGTTGCCGAGATCGGGATTCGCTCCGCGCCGAACATGGCCGAGTCGATTCCGCTGGCGATACTTGGCGCGATGGTCGCCGGCCCGGTGGGCATGGGCGCCGGCATCGGCGCCGGATCCGCTGCCGTGGAGTACCGCTCGGCATTCAGCTCCTACCTGCAAAAGAACCACGTCGACCTGACCAGCGCGGAGTCGGTGATCGCCGCCGGCGAGAACACCGAGCTGATGGCCGCGGCCCGCAAGTACGCACTGACCCGCTCGGCATTCATTGGCCTATTCGACGCGGCGACGGGCGGCGTTGCCGGCAGGACCATTGCGCCGCTGACCAAGGCCGTTGTCGGCAAGGAGTTCGGCGACCTGGGCTGGCGAGCGATCGTCCAGGGCGCGGTCCCCGAGCTCGGCGAGTTCGGCAAGCCTTTGGTCCGACACGTCGCAGCTCGAGAGTTTGAAAGCGCCGCGATCCAGACCGGCATCCAAGGCGTCGGCGGCGGCGCCGGCGAGCTGACCGCCGAGCTCGCGTCTGGCGATCAAGTGCAGCCAGGCCAGATTGGCGCTGAGATCGTTGGCGAAGCGGTCACGACGCCTATCGAGATCGGCACCGCCTCTGTCACCGGCGTGCGCGCCGGCTACGCGCAGCGACGCGCCGCCAACATCACCGCCCAGGTCAACTCGATGATGGGTTACGACGGCGTCGCGGGACCGTCAACGCCGCCGGCCAGCGACGAGCCCACGGGCGAACCACCGCCACCACCGCCACCACCGGCACCCGAGCCGCCGCCGGTTGGGCCCGACGAGCCTGTAGCTCCTGAACCACCGCCGGCGCCCGAGCCGCCGATCGCCACGCCGCCCGCCGAGCCCGAAGCAGAGGCCGCGGCGCCCGTGGCTCCCGAGCCGCCGGCCGAACCAATTCCGCCGGCAGAGCCGGAACAGGCGGCGACGCACCGGATCGAGTGGCAGGACGAGAACGGCGACTGGATCGACACCGGCGAACACTTCTACAACCAGGCCGACGCCGAGGAGTTCCAACGGAACGAGGCCGGCCCCGACACGCGCGTCGCGCCGATCGAGCCGACGGAGTCAACTGCTCTACCACCCCCTATACCAGTCGAGCCCGAAGCCGCGCCGATGAGCTCGGATGAGTACGACCAGGCGTATGCCGACGAGGATGCGCGCCACGACGAGGATCTCGACAAGGAGCTGCCGCCCTACGAACACAGCGCCGAGCAGCTCGCCAAGCACGCGGCGCGGTTGAAACCCGGCGTCGCCCAGGTCGGCGGCACAGTCGACGTAGTCCAGGCCGACGGTTCGCGCGAGACCGTGACGGTAAAGTCAATCGACAAAACTGGCACCAAGATCACCGTCATTACGTCGGGCGGAAAGACCTCGACGGCGCGCTTCACTCACACCGATGAGTACATGGCGCCAGGCTTCCGGCGCACGCGCCCCGAGGGGCTGTATGAGTTCCTCGAGCCGACCGCGGCGCCGAAGGTGGACACCCAGGGCAACGGAACCGTCGAGAGTGAGGCCAACGCACTCTACGAGCGCGAGCTCGCGCGCCAGGAGGAGGACACGCCCAACAGTCGCCGTATTGCGGGCGCGTATCGTGACGGCTTCAAGATGGGCGCCAGCGATCACTTTCGCAGCGTCTACGATCCGCCGAGCGACGGGATCCAGGCGGCGGGCTATCGGCTCGCCCAGGACATGGCGCGACGCGGCCAGCTGACGCAGGCGGAACCACCGCCCACCGTACCGCCCGCGAAAACGCAGCTGATTGACGTCAGGCTCAAGCGATCGGACTTCCGTGGCGGGCTGCACAGCATGGCCGGCGAGCTCGAGGCCGGCGGTGGCGTGACCTACATCACGGGCACCGACCAGGGCGGCGCGCAAAATCAGATCATCGGCCGCACCGCGAGCTCGAACCCGCAGTGGTTCCAGACAATGGTCGAGAACAAAGACACCAAGATGACGGTCGCCCAGGTGCAGAAGGCGGTCGACAAAGCGATCACCGGACAAAAGCTCGGGGTGCGCGAGGCGCGCGTCATCCAGCACATGCTCGACGAACTTTCGGACATGCGGAATCAGCAGCCGAGCCTGGACTACGCTCGCGCCGAGCTCGACCGCGCCCGTGAAGCGCGCCGCCTGGCGCGCGAGCGTGCCGGCTTCCCCGAAACACTCACCGACGACCTCGCCGGCGAGCGGTTCCTCGAGGACGAGTACGACCCCGACATGCCGGCAAACTCGCGGATCGCGCTGGAGATGTTCAGCGCGGCCGAGCTGGCCGGCATTGGACCGGAGGAGATCGAGCGCCTGGTGGCGCAGCACGAGGAATACGACGACCTATTCAACGCAATCGAGGCAGCTCTCAATGAAAGACGAGATACGCATGGCCCTGAATCGGTACTACCGGAACCGGAGCCTGGGCCGGACGCCATTGATGCGGCCGCTCTCCGAGACGCCGCCTACAAGCTCGGAGACGACCTCGAAGAAAAGTACGCCGACGAAGGACTCGAAAATCTTAGCCTTCTGATCGACACCGGCGGCGACCTGGCAATTGAGTCGATCGCCGTCAGCGAGGACGAACGCAACGCCGGCGTCGGCACGCGCGTGATGAACGAGATCCTGGCGTTCGCCGACGACAACTCCCTGGTGACGGTGCTCGAGCCGGCGCCCGACGACTCGGACTACGCGGAGCAACGCGGCACCACGTCGCGCGCCCGCCTGGTGCGCTTCTACAACCGCTTCGGCTTCGTCGACAACGTC